GTAGAAACACCTAAAGTACCTAGTGTCACTGACATTAAACAAGGTGTCTCCAGTACAATTGAGTCTGTCAAATCTGACGTAGCTAAGTCAGACATTGGTAGAGGAGTATCGAGCACAATAGAATCCGTTAAGTCTGACGTAGCACGTTCTGACTTAGGGTCTGGTGCTATGGAAGAAGCAGTAAAAAGAAGTGACCTTGGTATCATTAGTAACCAAGCTAAAGATGTACTTAATGCTCCTGGTGCCTACATTGGTAAGAAAGCCGAAGAGTTCAAGCAGTACGCTAAAGGTCAGATATTTGGTGGAGACAAAGGTGGAGGAGACAGTGGTTCATCAGCCGCTTCTACTTCTGGTCAAGGACCAGGACAATTTGCAACCATTGGTGCAGGTAGTCAGGAAGGGATGAAAGGTACTGGTATTATGAAGTCAGGCAGACAACGTGCTAGACAAAACAAACGTGCTCTTAGAATAGCTTCAAGATAATATGGAATATAGTAATGAGTCAACCATTGCTAGTATGTATCAAAACTGCTATGGTGAGCGTGAAACATACCTAACTAGAGCAAGGGAATGTTCTGATTTGACAATCCCTATGCTTATTAGGGACGAAGGTAGCACTTATTCTACAGACTACCCTACACCATATCAGTCAGTCGGTGCTCGTGGTGTCAACCACTTAGCATCCAAACTACTACTAACCCTGCTTCCTCCAAACTCACCTTTCTTTAGACTAACTATTGATGACTTTGATATAGAGAATCTAGTTGGTCCAGAACAAAGGGGACCAGTGGAAGAGGGTTTAGCAAAGATCGAACGGGCCACTCTTCAGATGATTGAAGGCGAAGCCTATCGTGTACCTGTGTTTGAAGCACTTAAACACTTGATTGTCACAGGTAATGTCTTACTATATGTCCCAGATGAGGGACAAATGCGTGTGTTCCATTTGGATCGTTATGTTGTCAAGCGTGATCCTATGGGCAACGTGTTATATATGATTACAAAAGAATCTCTGAATGCTAAGACTTTAACAGAGGAAGCACGTAAGACTCTTGGTCTACCTGAACCCTCTGAAGATGCACCAGAGACACCCCACAAACCATACGACCTTTACACCTACATTTGTGACAAAGGTAAATACTGGCACATACATCAGGAAATACAGAATGTACCAATACCAGACAGTTATGGTAAATACCCCAAAGATAAGAACCCATTTATACCACTTAGGTTCAGTCGAGTTGACGGAGAATCTTATGGTCGTGGTCTCGTGGAGGAGTATCTGGGAGATTTACGCTCCCTTGAAGCTCTTACACAAGCAATTGTAGAAGGATCAGCGGCTGCATCTAAAATATTGTTTATGGTTCGGCCCAATGGAACCACAAGAATTAATACGTTAGCTAAGTCACCAAGTGGTGCCATTGTACAAGGGGATGCAAATGATGTATCTACATTACAACTTGAGAAAAGCCAAGACTTTCGTATTGCTCTTGACACAATCACACAAATTAGAGATAGGTTATCATTTGCTTTTCTTTTAAACTCTTCTGTACAGCGTAATGCTGAGAGAGTAACAGCAGAAGAAGTTAGGTTCATGGCACAAGAGCTAGAGTCTGCTTTAGGTGGTGTGTACTCTGTTCTGTCTCAAGAGTTTCAGTTACCATTGATCAACATCCTCATGGAGAAGTTGACTAAACAAAAGAAGATGCCTAAGTTTCCAAAGGGCATTGTGAAACCACAAGTCATCACAGGTATTGAAGCACTTGGTCGTGGACAGGATCTAAATAAGTTATCTCAGTTCCTACAGTTCCTTCAACCTTTGGGACCAGAGGCAATCATGAGTAACTTGAATCTTGATGATTACATTGATAGGCTTGGTGCTTCACTTGGTATCGACACAAGTGGACTTGTCAAGACACCAGAGCAGAAACAAGCAGAACAACAAGCTCAAATGGAACAACAACAACAGATGATGCAACAGCAAATGATGCAAGATGTTGTTAAGGGTGCAACACCTGGAGTTGTAAAAGGTATGGCAGAGGGCATGGCCCAGAATCCTGAAATGACTCAGGAGATGGTAAATGCTATGACACAACAATAATATGGAAGAAGTACAAACAGGGCAAGCTGAAGGTGTACACCAAGCAGGTTCACCAGAGCATATTAATGAAATGCTTGCCAAGGTTGACAACGGTGTACAACCAGATGACGTAGGTGAAGAACTAACCTTACAAACTCCTACTAAACCAGAGTGGTTACCTGAGAAATTCAGTACACCAGAGGACTTGGTTAATGCTTACAACCAATTGGAACAACAGTATACCCAGGTCGCACAACAACAGGAACAAGAACAAGTCACACAAGAACAAGTAACTGATATACAAAATGCTAGTGTGCCCCAGGTAGCAGAAATGCTGGATGAACGTGGGCTTGATATAGATGTGTTCCAACAAGAGTACAACGAAACAGGGGGACTATCCGAAGATGCTTATCTTGCTTTAGAAGAAGTAGGAATATCAAGCAATGTAGTGGATACATGGTTAGCAGGACAAGAAGCAATTGCTGATCAAAACATTAGTAACATTTATAATGCTGTTGGTGGTCAAGAGAACTACGAAAGTATGTTACGATGGGCCAACGACAATCTTGAACAATGGGAAATAGATGCCTTCAATAACTCAATTGAGAATCTTGATCCTAATGCGATGTTTGCTGTTCAAGGTCTTATGGCGAGAATGCAGAATAAAGAGGGAATCCCTCCAAAACTCATGACAGGAGAATCTGCACCATCAACTGCACCAAGATTTGAATCTTTAGCCCAAGTTACACAGGCTATGAAAGATCCAAAGTATGCTGAAGACCCTGCTTACAGGGCATCAGTCGCACAAATGTTGAGTAACTCAACTGTGCTTTAGACTAATAGCTAAAAATAGTAATCATTGCCCCATGCGTGGGATAACTCTGGTGAACTTTCAAGCATCATTAGTTAAGTAGTAACAGCCTAAATAGGAGATTATTATGGCTGAGTTAGATTATACTGCGATACATAGGTCTGGTCAAAATAATGCGTCAGGGGACGTTAGAGGACTATATCTAAAACTGTATGCAGGTGAAGTTCTTACTGCTTTTCAGTCAAAGAATATTATGATGCCTTTGCATCGTGTGCGTACTATCTCAAAAGGAAAGTCTGCACAATTTCCGATGACAGGAAAGTACCGAGATGCTTCCTATCACACACCGGGGGCTGAGATCGTTCCTTCAGCCGCAAAACAAGGTGAAAGGATTGTAGAGATTGATGATTTGCTCATCAACGCACAATTCATTCCCAACATTGACGAAGCGATGACACACTATGACATCCGTTCCGTCTACACTCAAGAAGCTGGATTTGCATTAGCAAAGGTAGCCGATGAGAACATCCTTCGTATGGCGGCAAAAGCCGCTGTCTCAGAGAATGCAACTATTGGTGGATTAAACATCCAAAAGCATACTGCATTTGATGACGAAGATTACACTGGAAACGTAACCTTTGGTGATGTAACTGGTCATACTGCGGCTGCCGCTGATGCCCGTGATCCTAAGTATATCGTTCAGGCGATTATGGATGCACGAAGGGTATTGGATAATTCCAATGTACCTGGGGAACCTTTCATTGTCATGCCTGTTGACATGTACTATGACTTGTTCAAAGTCTCAGGAACCAGTAACTTGAATGACCTCATTATCTTCAACCGTGACGTTGGAGGTGGAGGAAGTGTTGCTACTGGACAGGTACCTACCATTCTTGGTATGCCTATCTACGTAACCCAACACCTTGGTTACTACACCACTGGTACCACTTGGGTTTCCAACTTGTACTACCAAGTAACTCCTGGCTCAGATACTGTTGCCATTGCTGGTAGACCTGCGGCTCATAAGGATGAAATAGCTAATGCCAATGCACCTATTCCATTAGCGAATACTGCTGGTTCAGGTCGTGGTAATCCTTCCAGTGCAGGAAACTCGGTGTACGATGTTCCAAAAGGAGCCTCATCCACTATTGCAGGACAAGCAACTAAGTTTGCTTCCTCAATGATTGCTCAGAAGCTCAGAGCACTTGTAATGACTCAGGATGCAGTTGCTACTGCTAAGTTGATGGATATGTCTGTTGAATCAGAGTATCAAATCACTAGGCAGGGTACACTCATGGTATCCAAATATGCCATGGGTCACAACATCTTGAGACCTGCTTGCTCGGTTGGATTATTTAGTGTTTAATCCAATTATGTAACTCCGCATAGGGAGGACTCTTTAACTAGGGTTCTCCCTTTTTTTTCATCATGCCAGAAGATCCATCTAAAAAACCATTATTATCTAAAGAGATTACGTCTAGCAGACCTACGGTAGAAAGGATGCACCAAGGCACTCGTAATGTAACATTTACACGAGAGGGTGCAGAAGAACTGATAAGACGAGTAAGGTCTATTGGAGTTCAAATGGTCGATCCTCCTATGGACAATGGTAAATGGAAAGAAGTGTTTGCTAGAGTAGGAGAGCATCGGCAACGAGAGGTTACCGACTACTCTTTAAAAGGTAAAAAAGGAAAACCTGTTCCAGAAGGGCTACTTAAAGTCCTACAAAGGAGAGCAGGGGGCATGTTTAATTTTTATATGAATAAAGTAGCAGGACCACTTGGTATTGTTACTGATCCTTATTTTCAATATGGAGCACAAGAAAAATATGAATTTGATAAGAGATTAGGTACTGTAACTGCTTATGCTATGGCTAACCCAGAGTTGGCTATGAAGAACCCAAGTGAACTAGCTGACTTTTTGTTCCGTGAGTCTGACCAAGAGATGTATGAGAATCAATTGTATGGTGTTATCTCTGACTATGAAGAACTTAATAAAACAGCTATAATGCCTGAGTACATTGAGGCTTTACACCAGGAAGAACTATGGAATTTCTTAGAGTCTCCTTCAATGCTATCAGATCATCCCAATTTAAAGGGACCAACTTCTGTACTAGATTTTAAAACACAGTTACCTAGGTTATACTTTCATGGACAAAAGGGGCCAGATCCTATTAAAGAGTTCACACAACAAAGATCAATGAAATGGAGTGAATCTCCACAACCTGAGTTTGGAGCAGGATTCTTTGGTAGTGGCGGGCAAGCCTTAGATATTTTAGCTAGACTTAGGCAAGAGGATAGTGTAAAAGAAGGTTATGTTTTACCTGATCCAGAAGGTGTAGCAATAGAAGTTAAAATGGCAGACTTAAAGAGAAAAATGGGGGCTGCCCATACTACTGGATCTAGGGCTACTAGACAAGGGCAACCTAGTATGGGTCACTTACCATTCGCTGGAGTAGTAAACAAGAAACAAATACCACCTAAGTGGTACGCTGGTGTTCTTGACATAAAGAACCCATTAGTTGTTCCAGGAGATATTGGTTGGTGGACTGTGTGGAATATACTTGGGTACATGTCAGGCTCTACAGAAATTAACAGAGAAGGTGGGGATGATCTTCCAGTATCCCAGAATATTATAGCGGCTGAAAATAGACCTAATTATTTAGGAAAATTTACTTATTGGCCTGAAGAAAACTACTTTGAAGAAAGTGCAGAAAATGGTAACTGGGATGTACCAAAAGAAGTGAGGGACACTGCTTACTTAGGTTCTGGAACTGCATTTCAAAGAGTTATGGAGTATGCGGAAGCCCATGCTAATAAAGAAAAAGACCAATGGGGTGCTCCTAAAACTCTTAAAGGGTACTCTCCAGAAATGACTGATGACGAATACATGGATATGTATTTTGATGATATGAATGCTGTGACTGACTACACAGAATCTGAAACTTACTCATCAGATATGTCAACAGAAGAAAAAGAAGCGATAGCTGATGAAATACTCAAAACTCCTTCTAACTACCTAGAAGATTTCAATTATTTTGTAAATCTAGGGTTCAGAGATTTTCTTCTCAATGACCTAGGTATCGATGGTATCCAATTCTTTAATTCTATTGAAGATAAACTCGTGTCTGACTGGTCTTACATCATCTTAGATGGGTCACAGTTTAAAAACATTAAACAACGTAAGAAGGCAGGTGAAGGCTTTGATAAATCAAAACGACCACACATGTCTAAATATCAAAAAACATCTAAATATAGAAAGGTATCATGAGTCTTAGTCCAACGTCCAGATTAGAGGCTATTAATACTATGTTGACCAGTATTGGTGAACAACCTATTCAAAACGAAAACGACCTTGCTGGACTATCTGATGCCTCTATAGCAGGTCAAATACTTGATAATGTGTCAAGAGCAGTTCAAGCAAGAGGATGGATATTCAACACTGACTTAGATGTTGAACTTACAACAGATCAACGTGATGAAATAGTTGTTGACCCAAGTATACTAAGAGTAGACACGACATCTCTAGTTAGAAGCGGTGATACAGACATTGTGGAACGTGGTCGAAAGTTGTACGATAGAAAAAAGAATACAACTAAGTTTCCCGCTGGAACTAAAGTTAGAGTTGATCTAATTACACAACTTACGTTTGATTCTCTTCCTGAACCTGCACGTAGATATATAGCAATACGTGCGGCTAGGATATTCCATGATCGTGTTGTAGGGTCAGGTGAGTTACATAGATTCTTTCAAGAAGATGAGATGTATGCGTGGCAAACTTTACTTGAGTACGAAGGTGATGTAGCTGATTACAATATATTCGACAACTACGATGTATTTAGAGTTATTGATAGAAGTCACACTTCATCCTATGACCTTAGACGTAACTTAGTAGACTCAGTAGAAACTGCATAATGCCTTTAATATCTGGAACTGTACCTAGTTTAGTTAATGGAGTATCTCAGCAACCTGCGACCTTACGTATGCCAACTCAAGGTCAACGGCAGGAGAATGGTTTCTCACATATTTCACGTGGGTTAGAGAAAAGACCATGTACTGAGCACCTAGCTGAGATCCAAGGTATTACCTCTGCTAACTCTAATGATGTCTTTATTCACACAATAAGACGATCAGAAGATGAAGCGTATGCTTTACTTATTAAAGGGGGAATATCTGGTGGTGCAGATCCAGTAGTTAAACTATATGATTTAACAGGGTTTGCTACAGGAACTCCAGGTAATGAAGTATACATTCATCCTACTGAACAAACTGGTGCTGTAACGGGTAACGGTATAATTAACACAGATGTAAAAAACTATCTAAAGAACTTTACATCTAGTGGCTCTAATGATTTTACACCAAATAAACTTTCAGTAACTACTGTTGCTGACTTTAGTTTTATCTTAAATAAAACCCAGAGAGTAAAGAAGAAGAACACTGCTCATAGTAATCGTCAATATGAGTCTATGGCTTTTGTTAAGATTGGTGACTATGATGGGCATTATAAAATTCTTGTTACACAGTATGATGTCTATCCCGCTGGACATGAGAAAGCAGGAGAAATAGATCATGATGCTTACTTGTTTCAGTATGAAGTAGAATACGCTACTCCACAAAATAACACCGAAAGTAAGACTCAAGGTGGTAGTACTGCAGCCGCTAACTCAGCTTCTATCAACAACCAAGCGGCTGTAGTAGTAAATAATATTGCAGAGTCATTGTTTTTTGGTGCTGATAACACAGATAAAGTTTATTTAATTCAAGAGACAAGTAATAACGATCCTATCATAATCTCACATATAAATGCAGATGGAAGCCCAGAATACGTAGGTCAAACAGGTGTAAGAGATAAAGGTGTAGTTAAAACTAGATATAGACATTGGAACCATACAACTAACGAATTTGGTGCTTGGACTTCTATATCTGCAAAACAAGAAGTTGTTGATAGTGTTACCCCAAATGACGACTTTATTAATATTGCAGGTACAACATTTGCTGATAATGATAAGGTTATAGTTCACTCATCAGATGGTCTACCTGCTCCATTAGAAGAGTTTAAAACTTATTATGTTGTAAATAAAACTGCTGGTAAATTTAAGCTAGCGTTAACAGAGGGTGGAACTGCTATAAACCTAACTACTGCTGGAGGTAGCACTCTTTTAGTAACACAAGATAACGCAGGGTTAAAGAATATTAATGATTACTTACCACCTAGTGGAAAAGGATCAGCAACTAGCTGGACTACTAGCTATGTCCACGGCGAAAGTATAATATATATTTCTGCTGACTATGATGAAACAAACTCATACCCTTTTGACATAGAAGCATCTGATGGTAAAGGAGATGCTAATATGGTGGCAATTAATGGTGCTGACGAAGTACCTGCTTTTGGTAAACTTCCAGGGTCTAAAGTTGAACCTGGGTTTGTAGCTAAGATTTCAGGAGATAAATCCACAGGCCAGGATGATTACTATGTTAGTTGGAATGGTAGTGTTTGGAAAGAAACCTTTAGACCTAAGTATTCCCAAATCTCAAACAAGAGGGCAAGAGATCAAATCGATGAAACTACAATGCCAGTACAGTTATACAAGGCATTCGACACCAACGATAAAATCTACTTTATACTAAAGTTAATTGAGTACCCAGGTAGAACTGTGGGAGATGATGTAACAAACCCTTTCCCTTCGTTTGCTGACTATGATGAAGACTTGCATCCTAATGGACTATATAAGATTAACGATATATTCTTTCATAGGAATAGACTTGGGTTTATTTCGGATGAAAATGTTATACTATCTGAAGCCGCTAATTACTTTAATTTCTTTGCTAATACTGTACTTTCTGTTCTTGACACCAGTGTTGTTGATGTGGCTGTATCTAACAACCAAGTAGCTATATTGAAATCAGCTATACCATTTCAAGAGAGTTTGCTATTGTTCTCTGACCTGCAACAGTTTAAACTATCGTCAGATGAGTTTCTCACTCCTACCTCTGTCTCTGTTGCTGTTGCTACAAACTTTGAGACCTCAACGGAAGCAAAACCAGTACCTGCGGGTAAGACTATATTCTTCCCATTTCAACGTGGGGCTTTCTCAGGTATACGTGAGTACATGATTGATGTTGCATCAGAAACCAATGATGCCAATGAGGTGACATCACATGTACCTGACTATATTGAAGGTGTGGTTAAGAAAATGGCTGTATCTTCAAACGAAGAACTACTATGTGTACTTGCAGATGACTCTAATAATTCTGATAGTTTAAAAAGGAAAGAACTTATAGTATACAAATACTACTACTCTGACCAAGAGAAACTCCAGTCATCATGGTCTAAGTGGATATTTGATGCTGAGATTATTGACATGGAGTTCATAGGTTCTGTTGCGTACCTCTTGTTTAGAAGGAATAACAAAATCTATTTAGAGAAGTTAAACCTGTCTGTTGATGTTGCTACAAACACAATGGACGACAAGATTGGAGTAAGGCTAGATCGAAGAGTTAAACTTGAGTGGGATGAAGTTAGTGCTGATCCTCCAGCATTGTCCAGCTACTACAATGACATCAATCATGATAAAGTAGGACAAGCAGTTGAGAAAACAATATCTTCTATTGATGTAGCTAATAATGTTTTTACTTCAACAGCACATGGATTTCAGAATGACTACAGAGTTCACTTTACAAGTACCACTACGTTACCTGGGGAAATCAAAGCTGACACAAAATATTATATAGTCAATAAAACTGACAATACTTTTCAAGTAGCAAAGGTACAAGAAGGTACACCCCACGTAATAGCTAATGCTGGGTCAGGTACTATCAAAGCTGTAT